TATCCATTCAACTTGCCAGCGGCATAAGCGAAAAAGGATGGTGTGTGTTGCCAATCTCATATAAAATCATTGCTTTGCCAACCGCTGAGCCAATCACGCTCGCAGATGCGAAAGACTACTTGAACGTAGATTTCATCAGCAAAGACGCGCTGATCGGGCGACTCATCACGGACGCACGGCGGTACGCGGAGCAAATGTTGCATAAGAGCCTGGTGACACAAACCATCCAACTTATCTACGAGCCTGAGCCCGTGGCACAAGGTGAGCTGAGCGGACCAATCGGAATGCGCTTTAATGAAGACTTATGGGAGCGCCCAAATGTCCCACTCCTTGGCACAGCTAGGATTGCCATTCCGTGCCTCATGGGTCCTGTCCAGTCGTTTACAAGCCTGGAGTATCAGCTCACACGCATGGACAATCCAGAATGGACGCTATGCAGTGAGCTCGACGATGGCGGGAACGCAAACTATAGGCTCGATGACTATGCTGACCCGAACGAAGTCAATGTCTTTACGATATTGGCAGCGTCTCGCTACCGACTGACCTATGTCGCTGGAAGTGACGCAATGGACCCAAAAATCTTGGATCTGAGAACACCGTTATTTAGTTTGATTAACTTTTGGTATGAGCATCGTGAAGGCGACCCTGTACCTGACGGCATACGTCAACAGTTTGCAGAGCGCCGGGTGTTCATGTTGTAGGAAAGAGAGTATGGAAGAAATCATAATCAAGCAGATCAAGCAAGGAGTAGGCTTTGCAAAGCCCGTCGAGACCCCCTTGCAAGGGGTGGTGTTCAACAATGGGAAAGTCGCTTATCTCAATGCAAATGAAGAGGTCTGCGCCGCTACTGACGAAAAATCGCTCGTAAAGAACTTGAAGCAGGGCAATTGTTTTGAGGTCCATATTATCCATAAATAGGAGGCGTTTGTGAGCAATATTCGAGCACGATTTAGGCTAGACTCCACAGAACGTACGGCATTATTTCAGGACCGCAAGACAGGCGAATACTCACATGAGTACGCTCAAAAAGGATGGGGGACCACCGTTAAACTTTCGCAAGTGCGTGAGGATAACGCGACGGGTAGCCTGAAAATGGTACTTAACCAAGCCGAGGCGAAAGTGTTTAATGACGCGCCCATTGGGCAAGAGTTTGAAATTGTGGTTTCGCTAGCAAAGTCTGAGTAGGAGACACATATGGCACGTACTGTTCAAACGCCTGACGCAGGTAACTACAACCGTCCTGCCCAAATACAAACCCCTGCACCTCGCGTAGAGAATGGGCAAGGTGGCAATAGCGCCGCGTGGCAGTGGGTGACAGTGCGATCGCCTATGGTTCACGTGTTCAACGGCAAGTTTGGGCGTGGGTTGGTACGCTCCTATCAGTATGGCCAACTCTACCCGACGGCATCGGACTGGGCAGAGATGCATTATGCCAGTGACGTGGCGATTGATGCATCAATGACGCTCCTGGTTGATGACGATCGTTTCCAGATCCTGGGAGCAATCGATCAGGACCGTATGCATGTTATCACGGTGCTAGCCCTGGTCTTGTATCAGGCAAAAGGGAGTAAGTAAGCATGGATCAAGACGAAAAGGCGTTGCTCGCAGACCTTGTAGACGGACACCGCGCATTGTCTGATCAGCTCGCGCAACTCTCAGAAGAGCGCATACGCGAAATTGTGCGTGAAGAAATGACTACATGGATGAAACGACAGGCGCATATAATCCGCTCGCAAGGCGTGCGCTACGAGGTGAAATAGCATGGGCTTGTTCTCTAAAAAAGCACAACCGAAAACAGAGCATCCGCTGACGTACCCTGAAACCCTTGCAAGGGTAGACGAGGACGTGAAAGCGCGTCCGGTTGAATTTGCAAGTGATGGGAGCGTGATCTATCCACCTCAAACACTTGGTGGAAGTGTGTCTGCACTGCCAATTTCGCCCTACACTGGACAGCCTTATGATCCTGCATGGGGCGTGAGGATCGGTGGTGGCCCGCGCCCGAAATCAGACAATCCATTGTTGCATCGCCCGCAAAATCCGGCGTTAGACGTCATTAGGAGACACTAAATGAGCTTGCCAACCGCTGAGATACAGTCAGGTTTCATGACGCGCTACAGAGCGGACGCCACGTTGCAAGGGCTGCTTGTAGGGAGCGTAGCGCCGACATGGAATATCTTTGACGCGGACGGTGTCCCAACGGCTCAGCCGTTCCCGTATGTGGTCGTACAGCCTATCACGTCGAACTTAGGCACGGCGTTCACGATGGGTATGGACGGTGTGGACACGTACGTTCAGGTCTCAGTACTCACCCAGACGGGGGCGACTGGCGGGTTCGGGCAAGCAAGAGCTATTGCAAAGCAGATTTATAAACTGACTCACCCGCATCCATTGGACTTATCAGCATCAGGTTTTTCACAATTTCTTCTTTTATTTGATGACGAGCAGGAACTGCCGCAAGGCGACGGCTTGTCGCAGATGATCACACATCGATACAAATTAATGACGCAAGGATAGAGGTCAAAATAATGCCAGCAAGTACACCAACCGCGGGTAGCGCGGGAATCTTCAAAATAAGCACAGTTGCGCTTATCCAGTGCCAGACTGTTGACTTGACATCGAATGGGGCGACCTATGATGTCACGGTCATGAGTGGCATGTCTACACCAGTATGGAAAGCGTTTATTGCAGGACTTAGAGACTGGACTGTGAAGGTGACTGGACTCTATGACCAGGCCAATGACGCACTGCAAGCCACTTTGTGGGCGGCGTATGAAAATGGCACGATTGAAGCTGTGAGTTTCTCGCCAAATGCGGGAACAAATACGTTCACAGGGAACGCACTGATCACAAGTATCCCGTTTAAGTTCGATGTGAAAGCGGCGTCCACGGCTGAATGGGACTTTCAAGGCACCGGGCCGCTGTCGTTTGCCTAATTCAAATATTCAAAGAAGGGAGGTGATACGCACATGGCACCAATTGCCGGACACAATACACAGATTTACATCACGTCTGGTGCTAGTCTGAGCATGGCCAATGAAGCCATGTCTGATAGTGGAGACCATATGACATTTAATGTGGTCAATGCAGCACACCAGTGTTGGGATAATACGGCGCCCATCGCTGTTCAGACGTCGCCCGATGGCTCGACCTGGACGACGGTGTCGTCTGGATTTACCGTTGCCTATCCAATCGGGCGGGTTGTGTTCGCGGCGCCTGTAAGCGGTGCGACACCTTCCGTCCGCATTTCTGGCAACTATCTTGCCTTCAGCTTTATGGGCTACGCAAGCACGGTCAATCCTAACCTGACTGCGACCACGTTGGATGTGACGAGCTTTACGAACCCGCCGTCGGGCTGGAAACAGTTCATTGCCAGTCTCAACAGTGCGACCATTAAATTAACCAAGTTCTGGATTGACGGGACGTTTCTTGCGCATTTGACAAGTGCTGATCTATTGATCATTCAGGTGTATCCGGGCCAGAACAGCAACCAACGCTACCAAGGCTATGGCATTTTGACGGCCGATGACATCAAGAGCGCGGCTAATGCTGCCAATACTGAAGACCTTACCTTTACCGTCAATGGACAGTTGTACTTTGTTCCAAGCTAACCCTTGCAAGGGTAAAGGAGGTCACATGGTCCAGTTCAAAATCACGATGCAGAGCCCTTCAGGGGCGCTCAGAGCAAAGCTCGACAAGATGGCAGCAAATGCCGGTCAGGCCGTTCAGAACGCGGGGCTTGTGACGGAGGGCTCTGCGAAGCAGAGATGCTTAGTGGATACCGGGCGCTTGCGATCAAGCATCAAGTACACAAAGACCGGCCCCTACTCTTGCAAGATAGGAACAAGCGTAAACTATGCCTTGCCTGTAGAGAAAGGGCATGTGACGAGATCAGGCTCGTTTGTGCCGGCACATCCATTTATGTTCCCGGGCTACCTGGACGGGAAAGCCGCCCTACAAGATGATTTAAAAAACATTAGTAAATAAGAAGAAAAGAGATACAACCACATGGACACAAAAACCTTACGCGATGCAGCAATCAATACACCTCGCAAAACGCAAGATCTCGCGACACCGTTCTGGCCCGGGACCGATGGCTCAATTGCGATGATTGACATTCCAACGGATGAATTGACGACCCTACGTCAGGAGTTGATCACCAAACAAAATGATCCTGTTGCCTTTACCACCGCTCTTATCTGT